CAGTCGTATCGGTTGATGAAGCGACGCAGCCACCCGCGTATCAGCGCGTTTACCTTCCGTGAGACGTTGATGAGCCACGCCCTATTGTACGGAAATGGCGTGGCGGAGATCGTGCGGGATGCCGACCGCAAACCGCTGTTTCTCTGTCCGTTGATGCCAAACGATACGCACATCGAAACCACCGAAGACGGCACCGACGTGCGCTACATAACGCGCGTTGCCGGCGAAGAATACGTACTGAAACCCGGCAATGTGTTTCACGTTGTCGGATTGTCGCAAGAGGGATTGTGGGGGTTGTCGGTTTGGCAGCACGCGAAGAATAGTTTTGGTTTGGCGGCGGCGCAGGAAAAGCACGCGAACGTAAGTTTTGGCAACGGCTCAAAACCTTCGGGCGTGTTGGAACACCCCGGCAAGATGAAACCGGAAGCGGCCGACGCACTGCGCAAGCGATGGGACAAGCTGCACCAAGGACTCGACAACGCCGCGCGGGTGGCGGTGCTTGAACAAGGGATGACGTACAAGCCGTTTTCGTTTTCTAATGTCGACGCGCAGATGATCGAGTCGCGGCAGTTCCAACGGTCGGAGATTGCGTCATGGTTCAACCTGCCTCCGCACAAGGTTGGCGATCACACGCATTCGACGTTTTCCAACGTTGCTGAACTCAACCGCAACTACCTCAACCAATCGTTGATGCGGTGGCTGGTGAAGTGGCAGGACGAATGCAACGAGAAGCTTTTGACCGAACCGCAAAAGATGCGAGACACGCATTATTTCGAATTCAATACCTCGGCACTTCTCAGGGGCACGACAAAAGAGCGATACGAGGCGTACCGGATTGCGGCAGCAGGCCAGCCGTTTATGACGATTAACGAAATCAGGCGGCGGGAGAACATGAACCCGGTGGATGGATTCGATGAGATTTCACAGCCGCTGAACATGGGCAACCCAGGCGGCGATGCGGAATACACCGAGGATGCAGAAGATCCCGACGCCACGCGGGATGCTATCGGCAACCGCATCAGGCACCTGATAGGAGTCGAACAGAACCGCATCAGGCAGGCAGCAGCGAAGGCGAAGAACTTTACCGAGTGGGTACAGACGTTCTATGGCGGCTGGCAGGACCGACTTGCAAAGGCGGTTGTTGACCTCGGCGGCGACGAACACCACGCACAGGAGTGGTGCCAGGAATCGGCGCGGCAGGTGGTTGGGCTGCTCGACCATTCCACGCAGGCGAGCCTAGCGGGTGACGTAGAGGGTGTGTTTGCAACGTGGGGGCCTCGCGTGGAATATCTCATTGACCAACTGAGGGAATTAAATTGATGCGGCGATGGGACGTGATGATCGATTTAGCCACCACGCACCAATGGAAAACGGGTGCCGAGATCGGCGTATTGGCGGGGCAGACGTTTCAACGGCTCGTCGATCAGTGCCCGAACCTTGAACTGTGGGGCATCGACCCACTGACGCCGCAACCGATGACCGAGTTTTCAGACGGCGGTTTTCGGTACAAACAACACGACTGGATCGAGCTACAACGTAACATGCAAGAGTTCTGCGAGGCCAACCCACGGGCACACTGGCACCGCATGTTGAGCGAAGAGGCAGCGCCACTGTTTGCCGATGCCTCATTAGATTTCGTTTTCATCGACGCCAACCACGACAGCGAGCACGTCCGGCAAGACATTATGTTGTGGACGCCCAAGGTAAAACCAACCGGGTTCGTCACCGGGCACGATTGCAATTGGGACAGCGTAAATATGGTGCTTGATTTTCACTGCCCTGGATGGGTGACGCACTCCGACAACGTGTGGTCAATACCGCAACCGGAGGTGGTGTGATGCTGACGGTTGTTTGTTGCAAATGGAAAGACCCCGATTACCGCTACGGCGACGTGTACACGGCTGAACACGTTAACAAGTTGGTTGCCGGCGTGGCGCGCAACTTGCGCATGCCGCACCGTTTCGTCTGTTTCACCGACGACCCGAGCGGGATAGACAGCAGCGTTGACTGCCACCCGATATGGGAAGACGCAGCTGAGTTCGGCTGGGCGTATCGCCGGTTGAAACTGTTTGACGACGGGCAGTGGTTGCGGGATGCGGTGGGCGAGCGGTTCGTGTCGATCGACCTCGACGCGGTGATTGTTGGCGACCTGACACCGCTATTTTCCCGAACCGAACCGTTCGTCGCCTATCACAACATGACGGTGCGGCATCGGTTCTACTGCGGCGCGTTATGGATGCTCGAAGCCGGCGCGTTTCCGTTTGTCTGGCATACATTCAACACGCCCGACATCACGAAAAACGTAGACCTGACCGCCAAGCACAACGTGGTCGGTAGCGATCAGGTGTGGATGAGTATCCAGTTGGGCCACGGGCATCCCGTGTGGACCGCCGACGACGGGTGTTATCATTTCAAAATGGATTTACACCAACCGCACAAGCTGCCCATGAATGAATTACCCGAAGGCGCGCGCATCGTGCTCTTTAATGGGCACGTCGACCCGACCATGACAGAACTTTATCGGAATCACCCCTGGATTCCCGAACACTGGAGGACATAACCGTGAGCAAGTTTCGATGTCAGCAAAACGGCGACAGTGCCGAGGTTTGGATTTACGCCGAGATTGGCGAGGGCTGGGGCTGGGGTATTTCGGCCAAAGACTTTGCCGATGAAATTAACGCCCTCGACGTTTCAGATCTGACCGTTCACATCAATTCACCAGGCGGCGACGTGTTCGACGGCGTGGCAATGCACACCGTGCTGAAGCGGCATAAGGCCGCGGTGACGGTCACGATCGACGGACTGGCCGCCAGTGCGGCCAGTCTGGTGGCAATGGCCGGCGATAACATCGAGATTGCGCAGGGCGCATTCGTGATGGTGCATCATCCCTGGACGTTCGGGATGGGAAACGCCAGCGAGTTTCGAGAAATCGCGGATCAGTTGGAAAAGATAGGCGAATCACTTGTGCGGATATACGCCGAGCGCACAGACAACACCGAAACGCGGGTGCGGGAATGGCTCGACGCTGAAACGTGGATGGATTCCGATGAGGCGGTGTCAAACGGTTTTGCCGATGCCTTGACCGACCAGCCCGCGATTGCCGCCAGCGTTGATAAGCGGTTGTTTGCCCACGCACCGGACCGTTTGCAGGTTGCGGCGAAGATCAGCAAGCCCGCCCCAGCAGCGTGGCGACTGGCTGCGGCGGAACGCGCATTGACTTTTATGCGAGGATAGAGTATAGTTGTGAACGTGCGGCGAGGTGCCGTGCGACAATTGGAACTGCGACAATCTTGCAACTCGTTAGCGGCAAGTTGTCCAGCGATAGCGAAAACTATCGCCGGGTAACTGGCCGTTTTTTTGTGCATTGACCCGGCGAGCAATCAAAGGGTCAAAGCATGAAAACTGCTGAAGACATTCGCAACGAGATGAGCGACCTGCACGCCAAGTGTCAGGCGCTGATCGAGTTGGCGAAGGACGAAACGCGTGATTTCACCGATGAGGAAACCGCGCAGTTTGACGAGTGGCAGGCGGCTTACGAGTCGCTCGAAACAGAAGACCTGCCACGCGCCGAGAAATTCGAGGCGCGAGTTGCGCAGCGGGCTAAGCCTATTCAGGTGGCGCCGCTGAACGCGCCCAAGGCCCCCGCGCGGGTTCGAGCCACGGGCAAACTCAAATCGTTTGCCGATCCCGAGAGCGCTTACGCAAGCGGTCGTTGGATCGCAGCCAACCTCTACGGCCACGAGTCATCGCGGCAATGGTGCGACGATCACGGCATCCGCAGTGCGTTGAGTGGCGACAACATCAGCAAAGGCGGAATCCTTGTCCCCGAGCAATTCGAACAGTCGATCATCGACTTGCGCGAGCAGTACGGCGTGTTTCGTCGGAAGGCGCGAGTCGCAAACATGACCGGCAACACGCTGGAAGTGCCTCGGCGTTCGTCCGGCGTAACCGCGTATTTCGTCGGCGAAAATGAGGAAGTCACCGAGAGCGATAAGGCGTGGGATTCCGCTTCGCTGACCGCCCGCAAGTTGGGCGTGCTGTGCAGGTACAGCAGCGAGATCAGCGAAGACTCTTTCATCTCGCTAGCCGATGACATCGCCGGGGAGATTGCCTATGCGTTCGCCGTGAAAGAAGACGCGTGTGGATTCCTTGGCACTGGAGCCAATACGACCTACGGCGGCATCGCTGGCTTGATTACCCAATGTGCAGCGGCCACGGCAACCGTCGTCACCGCGGCCACGGGCAACACGGCGTTTTCAACGTTCGACCTTGCCGACTTCGAGGCGATGGTTGGAAAGCTGCCGATGTATCCGGGCATCCGCCCCGAGTGGTACATCAGCCAGGCAGGTTTCGCTGCTTCGATGATGCGGCTGATGGATGCGGCCGGCGGCAACACCACGGCGCAACTGGCCGGTGGCGTTGGAAAGGAGTTTCTAGGCTATCCGGTCAACATCGTTCAGACGATGAACTCGACGCTGACGGCGCAAACCAGCACCAACGGCATCGCCTACTTTGGCGATCTATCGTTGGCGGCCACCCTCGGCAACCGTCGAGGCATCGCGCTCAAGTCGAGCGAAGACCGATACCTCGAGTATGACCAAATGGCCATTCTCGGCACCGAGCGATTCGACATCGTGGTACATGATGTGGGCGACACTTCGAACCCCGGCGCGATGATTATGCTGGCCACACCGGCCAGCTAGGACTGAAACCTCAACCTTTTGAAAAGGAATTTGATATGGGACTTGGCAACCCTTTGCAGAAATGCAAATACGCAGTCGCCATCGCACCCGGTGCAATCAAGGATAACGCCAGTTTTACGGCGACCGAGATCGACACGCTGGGCTACGACTACTGCACGATCGTCGTGCAACTTGGCGCCACCGACATCGCGATGGCCGCGCTGAAAGTCCGCGAAACCGACACCTCGGGCAGCGGGCAGACCGACATCGCGGCGGCAACAATTGCCAACGCGGCTTGTCTCGATATCGCGGGCAGCGCAACCGTGCTGCCGAGTGCGACCGACGACAACAAGGTAATCGTATTCAACCTCGACATGCGGAAGTACGGCCGTTACCTCGATGTTGTGGCGACGGCTGGCGACGGCACGAACGGCACTTACTTGAGTGCGACCGCGATTTTGTCTCGCGCCGAAGTTGGGCCGATTACCTCGGCCAACGCAGGTGCTGATACCGTGGTGGTTTGCTAGATGCACTGGATCGTCTTGGGTTGTTCACCGTCTGCACCTCGCTATTTTCGGCAGGTGCAGGCGGAACACCCAGGCGCCACGGTGATTACGTGCAACGCGGGCTGGCGGATTGCGACACCTGATGTGTATTTCGTTTACGACCGTGTTGCTTGTGCGCAGTACCGCGATCAGTGTATCAGGATGCACTCGCTGGGTGTTCACCTTGTAACGCTGGCGAGACACCCGCAGGCACTGCGCGAGCGGCAGATTGAGTGGTTCGACGAGTACCTGCACCTTGAGCCAGTCACGCCAGAGAAAACGGTTTTTACAAAAGGCAATTACCCGCAATGCAACTTGTCCGGTTTGTTTTGTCTTTGCTACGCCATCAACAACGGCGCGTCGCACGTGCATGTGGTTGGAATGGAAGGTTATACCCACCACCAAAACAACGGCGTCGCCTACTTCGATGGCAGGCGGGGCAATGGCAGCGGGAAACTGATAACGGAGCGACTCATCGAACCAATCACGCAGAGCATTGTGGACAACGCCGGGGTGTTGTTTTCGTTCTATGGCAACCTAGCCTACAGCGTTACCGGCACAAACGTGGAAAGGATAAACGGTGTTTGTGAAGACACTACAGAGATGGCGGGCGTTGAAACCTGATCGGGTGTATTCACTCAGCGACGGCGCGGCCAACGTTTTGATCGGTCGCGGGATTGTGAAAGCAGTAGAGCCGGTCGCGGCGATGGACTCGGCGGTCACACCTCGACAACCACGGAAAAAAGCGAATGTCGCTCAAACGAACAACCGACCCAGCAAATCCGGCGCTAAGCGTCGCAAACGCTAAGACGCACTGCCGGGTGACGGGCAGCGATGACGATACCGAGATCACCGCTTACATCAGCGCGGCGACCGATTACGTAGAAGCGGCGACCGGGCGGCAACTTGTAAACGGTACTTACACGTTGAAGCTCGACACGTTCCCGGCAGAGGATTACATCGAGTTACCGCGGCCACCGTTGTCGTCTGT